AAGCCCGGGGTGTTGGTGGCGTACCAGGTCCAGCCAATATTGCCGCTTGGACTGTCGCTTGCGCCATAGATGAGGGAACGCGATAGCTTTCCGCCTCCGACCACAGCCCCGTGCGTGGTGGCGTGCTGAACAACAATGCGGTCGGCGTCGAAGTAGTTCGTGCCACCAATGGAGCCATAACCAGAGTTCGAGCCAACCAGATGCAAACCTTCTATCTGGCCGTCTCGACTGTAACCAAACCAATCGGATGGCTGAAGTCGGCTCACCACCTCGTAGCGGTAGGTTCCAGAGCCCGGTGCAAGGCTGTCCGAAGGGCGGATTGTGGCCTTCCACTGGTTGCTGCCCAGACTTTGGATAAAGGAAGTCCCAGCGGCAGCGGCAACAGCAGGGGCGCTTGCCAATTTGCGCATACGCTTGGCCGCGCTGATCGGCGAGCGTCCAGTGGTTGCAGTGTTGATTTCAACGATGTAGACGTTTGAGTAACCGTCATCGAGCAGTGTTTCGGCTCCCGTCCAGGTGTAGCTGTAAGTGCCGTCACCATTGTTCACAAAACTGCCGTTGGGTGCGGGGTCCAGCGCACTGATGATCGGCAGCGCAGTCCCGGCTCGAGACTGTCGAATGTCACGAACGAGGACCCCCTTTCGGTTTCCGCCCGATCCGCCAGAATCATTTGCCCCGCCGGTTTTTCCCTTCTCGCGGAAAACCGAGCCGCGCCAAAGACCCAGCGTTACGTTGTCGGATGCAAAGGTCGGCAGGCCGGTGATGGTCTGCTTGGGTGTGTTGACGTTCGTGCCGTTGTTGGCGTTTGAACCGCTGACACTATCAACCGCATAGGTGATCTGGCGTTCGCGCCAGTTGCGGTCGCCAGCGGGAGAACTCGGAAACGACCACTTCCAGTCCCGCACAGGCAACTGTTTGGGCGGCTCGGGCAGGTTGAACGACTGCAACAGACCGAACGGAACAGTTCCGGCAAAAGGTTGCAGCACGGTGATGCTGCTGCTACCTGTGTTTGATACGACCAGTGCAGCCAAAATATTGGTCTGGCTTCCGACCACCCACTCGCCTTGCCACAGGCCTGGAGCGGTTTGCGTCCAGGTAGCAAGGTTGTTACTGGGGGCAAAACCCTGCACCTTTAGTGACAGCCCCGCCACCGTGGGGTCGGGCTGGTAAACGGCAAAGTACCGGCTTGACCCTGGCCCTGGCACCAAGACGCCACCACCGTTGGGCTGCGCCCACGGACCATACGGCGCACGGCTAGCGGTGTGCGAAGATAAGTCCCACGTTACGCTACCGCCAGCGGGAATGGTATAGCTGCCATCCGCGTTTCGAGTCGCCCCGCCGCTGTAGTAGATTTGAAATTTACTTGCGAGCGTGGAAAGTTCCTGAATCCAGTTTCGAATGGCGTAACGGTTGGTTTCAAGGAACTTCTGACGCAGCACCTGATGGGCTTGGTGATTGTAGGCTGCACTGTTGATGGTGCTTACCAGCGTGGCAACACTGGCAACGTTTTGGTAAAGCTGGAACCCGCCGTAGGTTGCTGGTAGCGGGACGGAAAAATACTCGCCGATGTCCACGTTGTTGGCGATGACCGCCGTGGCTGATGCACCCGTCAAGCCAGAACTGGCAGCAAAGCTGATCGTCGGTGCGCTGGTGTAGCTGTCGCCTGTCGCAGTGATCGTGATGCTGGTCACCGCGCCCCCAGCCACCACAAAACGTCCTGCTGCACCAGACCCCGCGCCTCCAGAAAAAGCCAGGTCGAAGGTGCCGTTGGTGCCGCCGCTGCCACCGACCAGGCTGGCAACGGATGCAACACCCCTGCTTAAGGCTTTGGCAGTCGTGGCGAACACTCCACGACTCAGAAGCGCTGCATCACGGGCGGATTCAGCTGCGACCTTTGCTGAAGTAGCCAGGCCTGCTTGTGTTGTGGCAACGCCTGCCTGGGTGGTTGCCGTAGTGGCACCCGTTGTGGCTGTCGCGGCTTTGGTTGTGACATCTGCCTGGATCGCCGACAGGTTGCCAAAAGCCACGGGCGTGGCGATGACGACCTCGATGTTGCTCGTGCCCGAGGGCGGCGCTGCGGTGAACGTCAACGCCGTGCCCAGCACGCTGTACTCGGACTTCTGCTGGTAGACACCGGCGATGAACACCTGGGTGTTGGTCTTGTCCAACGGGTTCGTGGCCAGTGTGAACACGGTCTGCGACCCCGTCCCACTGAAGCTCTCAACAACCACCGAGCCTGCGTTTGACACCGCGTCGTCCCAGACGCCGAACACCCGAATGCGCATGCGGCCCAGGGTCGTGTTGAAGTACAGGTCGCCGGACTGCAGGGCGCTGCCGTCATTGCGCACGGTGGGGTCGGCGGTCTTGCCGCCCTGGTAGACGTCGGCAAAGTTGTTGATGTCGGCCACGTTGGCGGCGGCGATGCTGACAGCGTCGTCGATCGCGGCCACGGCGCTCACGTCGGCCGAGATGCCCGCCACCGTGGGGATGCTGCTGGCAACGCTGGCGACAGCGGGCACACTCGCAGCAACATCGGCCACAAGGCCAACGTCGGCGATGTTGGTGGCCACCGTGTTGACGTCGGTGATGTTGTTGCCGACGGCGTTGACGTTGGCGATGTTAACCGCAACCGTGTTGATTTCGGACACCGGCTCGTTCAGGTCGCTGGCCACCGTATTGACGGCGGCGATGTTGGCGGCCACGGTGTCTAGGTTGTCGGCGCTGTCAGCGATGCGGATCAAGTCCGCAGACAGCTGGTCGACCGAGTAGTCGCTGGTCACGGGGACCTGGGCGGCGCGGTCGACCTCCTCCTTCAACTGCTGGATCTGCATCGTCGCGCGATCCAGCTGGTTTTCGAGCGCGGTCGGGCTGAAGTTGCCACCGCTGGGCAGGTCCAGGGGCTGGTCGTAGTCAAGGTCACCCACAATCGAGAGCTTGCTGCCCGAAGGCAACGCGGCCCCGCTGATCGGGTAGGTGATCGTGCCGCCGGGGCTGGTGTCCTGGTTGCTGTTCAGGGTCACCGAGTAATCGGTGTTGAGCACCAGGGGGGTTTCGACACCCGAGCTGTTGGCGATTGTGACCGCGACGTCGGCCGCAGCGAACACTTTGAACGTGAACGGAAAGGCCGTGGTCGAGCCGTTGCCCAGAAGGGGTCCGGCCTTGCGGGCGGTGGAAGGTGTGGTCATTGCGCGGGGCTCCTGCGATTACCGGGGATGGTAGGGGCAGGGTCCCCGCTCACGGACACATCAGCGCTGCTTGCTCTCTGGGCTCGCGGTGCCTGTCACCAGGCCTCGCGCCAGGTCTGCCGGGCCGGTGGGCTCGATGTTGCCGCCCGCGATGCCCGCCAGGTAACCGATGGGTCGGGCGACGCCATAGATGGGCAGGCCGGTGATCATCGTTGCAGCCGCTGCCACGTCGCGCACGGCGCGTTGCTTGTTGCCGTCCTCGACGATCGCCTTGTAGACGCTCGAGGGCGCGCTCACCGTGGACTCGATCAGCGACACCGCAGGCGACAGGCTGAACTTGTCATCCGCTGGGTTGTCGTTGAAGCGGTTGATCACCAGCTGGCCCGCCTGGCCCACGATCGGGATCTGCGCGGTCAAGCCCTTGAGCGTGCCCAGGCCGAACACGGCCAGCAACCAGTCGTCCAGCCAGCCGTCTTTGTCCTCGTCCTCGGGGCCGCCACGAAAGACCTGGGCGATGGCTTCCGCCACCCAGATCGGGGCCAGCAAGCCCGCGATGGCCACGTACAGCACCTTGCCTGCGCCCTTCTTCAGGCCCACCTCGTCGGCGATCTGCTTGACCGCAGTGGCGTTGGTGTTGGCCATCATGTTGAAGTAGCTCACGAACTGCGTGAACAGTCGCGCGTAGCCTGGGCCGGATTCAAAGCGGCTAATGTCCTCGGGCAGGGTGGTGCCCTGGGTCTGGCGGATCACACCGTCGGCAAAGCGCACGGCTTCTTTGTTCTCCAGCCCCTGCTCGATCGCCTGGTTGTAGGCCGCCGTCCAGATGATCGGGCTCATGGTGTTGTCGACCGCGGCCTGCATGAAATACGCGTGGCGCTGGGTCCAGGCCTGGCCACGCTCGAGCAGCGTCGGGTCGATCAGGATCTCCTCGATCGCGTCGTTCATCGCCCCGACCTCGTTCAGCATGCGGTCCTTCATGTAGGGCGAGGCCTCGGCCACGGTGGTCTTCATGGCCTTGGGGTCGGCCATGAACCGGGCGGTGGCGCTCATCATCAGGCCGGGCTTGATCTTGACGCTGGCCAGGGTGAAGCCGGTGATCTGCTGCACGGTGTTCGACAGGTTGGCAAACATCAGCGCCATGCCCGCACGCGAGCGCGCAGCCGACAGGAAGCGCGAGATCTTGCGATCCCCGACCACGGGGGTCTCGACCACTTGGCGCGCCGAGCGGTTGAGCCAGGGGATCAGCATGCCCTCGTAGGCACCGGGGTCGATGCGGTCGAGCGCATAGCTCACGCGCTTATTGGTGAGCAGGCGGCGCACGTCGGTGACGGCACCTTGCATGTGCGAGAACAGCAGCACCTTGTCCATGTGCTGGCCCAGCGCGCGCAGGTCCAGCAGCAGCGGCTGGTTGTACTCGACGCGGCCCTTGGTGAACCCGCTCGGCGCGGACGGAAAGGCGTAGGCCATGGACTCGTTTTCACCCTCGGCCAGCTCGCGCAGCTTGGCGTCCTTGACCAAGCGGCTGTCGGTCTGGGCGGGCACGTAGCCGCCACGGTAGGTGCCGAACGGTGTCACCACCTCGTTGGCGGTGACCTCGGCAAAGTAGCGGCCCAGCACCTTGCGGTGGGTCTCCTGGGCCAGGGGCTTCATCTCCTCGAGCAGGTCCCACACGCCCTGGGCAAAGTCGTAGTGTGCTTTGTTGACCTTGCCCTCGGCCTGCATGCGCTGGATGAACGCGTCCCACTGGGTCGTGTCCAGGTTGCCCTCGGCGTCTTGCGTTGCCCAGCCGCGACCGAGCAAAAGCTTGCGCTTGTTGCTGTCGTTGCCGGTGTGCAGGATCGCGTGCAGCAGTTCAGCCGCGCCCGAGTCGCGGGCGTTGCCGAAGGTATAGCCGAGCTCGGGCGCTTCGATCGGGCCTGCGGGCAGCGATGGCGCGACGTTCTTGACCAGTTCGGCAAACTTCTTGCGGTAGGCCTGCTTGTCGGTGCGGTAGCGGTCGGCGGCGTCCTTGATGGGCTGGAACACCAGGCGCAGGAACGGTCCGCCGAACTTGCCGTCCAGGCGCTCGGACCATTGCTCGACGCGCGACAGGATCGCCTTGGCAAACTGCAGTTTGATGCCGCGCTCTTGCTTGTCGGTGATTGCGCCCTTCTCGCCCGGGATCGTGTCGGGAATGCCGATCTCGCCCATGCGCTCGACCAGCTGGTCGGCGGCGTCCTCGATGTCCAGTAAGTTGCCGTCGACTTCCATCTGGCGCGAGCGCTTGGCCAGCACCCACATGGCGCGCAGCTCGTCGTTCAAACCGCGCAGCTCCTCCATGGTCATCTCGACCATGGGCTTGGCGTTGAGCATCGCGCCCTGCACGCTGGGCTGCAGCGCGGCATACATGGCGGGGTCGTTCTTGGCGACGGTCTCCATGTAGGCCAGGGCGGTTTTCTCGAGACGGGGGGCGACGTCGTAGGCGGCCAGGATGGCGCGCATGGCGTTGACCACATCCGGGTCGCGGCCACGCTCGACGACCTTTTCGTCGTTGCCCTTGGTCACGCGCTTGAAGAACTCAACGATCTTGCGCACTTCCAGCTGGGCGTCTTGCAGCGCCTTGACGGCGGCGTTGTTGAGCACCTGGTCACGCTTGGCTTGCACGGCGGCCTGGGTGTCAGCCTTGGCGGTCGCAGCCTGCCAGGCCTTGCCCGCGCGGGCCTCGGCGCTGCGGTGCTGCCAGGCGGCGCTTTTGAGGTCCTTGATGCGACGGCGCGCGGCCAGGTTCTCGGCGAACTGTTTGGCCGCGGCGGTGATCGCATTGACGGTGATGGCCCGGCCGTTGCTGGCCGTGCGCCCGGTGTCCTGGCGCGGGTTCAGCATCTCGGCCTGGGACTTCAACTCGGTGGCCAGGCTGCGGGCGCGGGCCTCGTTGTGCACGGCCTCGTTGGCGGCCGCCTCGCGCGCCTCGGGCGTGGCCAGGTCGCCGTGGCGCTCGAGCATGCGCTGGTCGGTCATGCCCTCGATCACGCTTGCGATCGGCTCGGCGTCGAGGATGGCGCGCACCAGCTTGTCGCCCGACTCGAAGCCGAACATGTCGGCCACCATGTCGGGGTGCAGGCCTTCCTTGCCGGTCATCCCGCGCAGGCCGGTGAGGTCTGGGCGGGCCAGCATGGTGTCGGGGTACATCTCGGCCAGGGCCGTGGTCTGCAGGCGGTAGCCCTTCTCGGCCTTCACGACGTCGCCGGTGGCGGGGTCGGTGGTCTCGCCCTTCTTGAGCCAGTTCATGGCCTTGTAGAGCGGTTGCTGCTCGACCTCGGCCCGCACCTCAGCCTCGACCTCTTTGCGCAGCGTCTTGGCTTCCTTCTCCAGGGCCTTGAGCACTTTGCCGCGGGCCTTGACGGTCCACTTCAGGTCACGCAGCGAGCGCGCCTGCAGCTGCTCGATCGCCTCGTTGGTGGCGTCGAAGTCGGGCAGCATGCCCGCGGCCTCTTCGGCCTGGGCGATCTGCTCGTCGGTGGCCACCAGGCGATCGAACACCTGGCGCACTTCGTCGTTGACCTTGAGGTCGCGCGCACGCATGAACTGCGTCAGCGACTGGTAGACGTTGACCAGCCAGGAGCGGAACCGACGGAACAGCGGCTGCAGCTCGGGGCTGGGGGCCTTGCCCTCGAACAGGTACTGCTCGAAGGACTCGGCCCAGCGCTCGTGGTAGGGGCGCTTCTGGTCCAGGGTGTAGCCGTTCCAGGTGGCCAGGTCCGGCACGCCAAACCACTTGAGCGTGGCGGCCATGTCGTCCTGGATCTGCTGGGGCGCGTTGGGCTGGCTTGACAGGTCGGCCAGCACCTCGAGGAAGAAGTGGCCAGACTCGTGCAGGAAGGTGGAGAGGTCGGCGTTCTCGTTGAGCGTCAGCAGCAGCTGGCTGGGGCTGAACGTGCCACGGGGGCCTTGCTTGTAGATGTTGGGGTCGGCCGGGTTGAAACTGCCGAAGTTTTCGACCGACTTAATCTGTGTCGGGTCGAACGCGACGAACACATCAGAGGGCTCGCCCATGTAGGCGCTATTGCCGCCGCCGTCGTCCACCACGCGGCGGATCACCGCGCCGTCGTTGCCGTTGCGGCGCGCCTCACGCACTGCGTTGTCGGTGGTTTCGTAGCCGTCAGGCGCAGATTCAACTTTGCCACCGTTTTGGCGCGCAAACGTGTTGGCGTCGTCGAAAAGGTCGAAGTACATCGTGCCGTCGTCGGTCGACAACTGATCCCCGTTTTCGTCCAGCACCACGTACTGGCCAAGGCGCTCGCCGGTCCACATCGCGCCTTCAAAGTCGGTCTCGTAAGGGTTGCGGATGTTGACGAACAAGGGGTACACGCCGCTGGCGGCGACGCCCGCGTCATTGAATGTCAGCACCTCACCGCGTGACAGATTGGTGCCACGTCCGCGCTTTACGTAGCTGCGGGCCATCTCGCGGTTGGGTGTCAGAAAGACGCCCAGGTCACCGCGTTGGCTGCCGCTTGGGGTGTTGAACTCGGTGAAGCCGCCTTTGTCGGTGCCGTGGTAGACCACCAGGGGCTCGCCGTTTTTGTCGACCGCTTTGGAGACTTCGCCGTTGGCGTCGTTCCACACGCCGCCTTGCATGCCTGCGAAGGCTTCCCAGTCGCCGAACCAGGCCTTGAACTCAGGCGTGCGGACCAGGGCGTAGAGCTCGGGGGTGAGGTTGCTGGGCTGGCCGTTGGGGGCCAGCAGCGGGCCTTCCTGGTTTAGGACACCGTCTTGGGAGCCGACGCCAGTTCCGCCGTCTTGGCCGCCAAATCGTCGATTTTCTCGGGCATCAGCGCTTCCAGAAACTGGTTGTACTCCACCTGGTCCAGGTTCTCCTGCTGTGCCGGTTGCGGCTCTGATTGCTGCGTCGAGTTTTGCTTCATCAATGCCATCCTTAAGAAGAATCTTCTTGGCTGCGCCAGCATAATCCTGACTGGTGACTGCCAATTTTACACCCAATGCGCTCCAAAGTTCCTGTTCTGGATACCAGATTAGAGCCTGCAAAGCGGCGGGCGGGATTCGCTGCCCGTACTGCTGTTCCACTTTAGCAACAACCTGGCGCACCACATCCCGCAGCAGTTGACGCTCACCGCCCGAGCCAGGCACATCCCGTGGCTTGTCCATCGACAAAATCATGGTGTCGGCAGCGGCGACCATCTCGCTCTTGGCCCGCTTGCCAGCGTCGTAGTCGGCGCGGTTGTTTTTGAAGTCGCGCTCGTGTGCGCTCTTCACCTGGCGCGCCAGCTTCATGGCTGCGTCCAGATCGGTCTTGGCCAGCTTGACCAGGTCCTTGTCGAACTGGCTGGAGAAGATGCCAGCGGTGGCTTTGCCGCGCACAGTCAGGCCTGCGCGAAAGCGCTCAATCTGCTTGTCGAACTTGGCCTGGTTGAATGCTGGCAGCGTACCGGACAGCCGCCCGATGGTACGCATGAACCACATGTCCATGGTCACCGGCTCAAAGTTGCCAGTCAGATTGGTGTAAAAGCCGAAGCCGATTTTCGGCCCAAATATGGAGCTGCCCAGCACCATCTCGTCCATCTTCTCGCCGCCGATCTCGTAGCCCATTTCAGTTAGCTGCTTGACGGTGTAGGGGGTTTTCAGAAACTCGATGAACGCGGTGTGGCCCATCTTCTCGATGAGCTTGTTGGCCACGGCAAAACTGTTGGCCATAGCCGCCGAGCTTTCTCCCTTGCCAATCTCGGGGAACTTGCCTGTCTTCCTGAACTCGGCGTATTGCTCCTGGGCAAACGTCAGGTTGGTCTCGACGTTCATGCCCTGGCTGCCAATCGCGGTGGCCAGGATCAGTGCGTTGCGCGCGTTGGGGTCGGTGTCTAGTTCGGGGTACTTGACGGCCATCTGCGCAAGCATTGCGTTGATGGTTTTGTCGTACCACTGCAGCGAGTCGCCTGCGTTCTGGATTGCGGCCAGCGCCTCGGCAGAGATCAAGGTCGCCAGCTTCTCGCGGTCTGCCTCGTTCTTGATGTCGAGCACGGGCAAGCCGCTGGCCAGACGCCGGTTGTGCAGAAACTGAACGACCTCTGGGATGCCGTCGAAAGTCGGGGTGACAAAGGCCTGGTCCTTCGCCTGCCCCGTCATGAACTCCAACACCGTGGAATTTGTCTCTGCTTCGGTGAGGCCCAGGCCTTCAATAACGCCGCTGAATACCTGCTTGCCGTAGGGCTTGGCCATTGCGGCTTGGTTCAGGACTTGCTGCGGCTCGCGGGCCATCGCAGTGTCCTTGAACGGTTTGCTCACCGGCGCGCTGCGCGGCTTGCGTGCAAACCCGAACCGCTCGTAGAACTCAACCAGTCGGGCTTTGTCGCCGCCCAGTTGGCTGGACGCACCAAGCTCGATACGCTGCCCTGTCGCGTCGGCGTAGGCGACCAGTGCCTGCATCGCCTGCGTGCCGACACCTTGCGAGCGCTGCCCTCCTGGCACGACGATCTGTTTAAGCGTGATGACGCCGTTCTTCTCAGAAACGGAGTTGCGGATGCCAGCGGCGTCCCACTGCGCGGTGACGTCGGCCAGGGTGCCCCCGGCGTTCAACACACCGCCCTGCCCCACCTGCTTGGCTGCAACCTTCAGGCTGTAGCGCTGGTAGAGCTCGGTGGGCGTCATGCCCGTGCGGGCGGCCATGGTCGAAAAGAAGTTCGACTGCAGCGTGGCGTAAGCCTCGTTCACGTCAGCCGTGAACCGGCCGGTGCTGCTCAGTTGGCCCAAGATCTCGGTGCGCACAGCCTCGCTGCTTTGCTGCCAGGCCTGGGTGTCGGCGGCCTGCTGCATCACGCGGTCGGCTTCTTGCTGCAGGTACTGCTCGGCTTGCTTGCTGGCCTGGTCAGCATCGGCCAGGGACATGGCGTCGGGCGCGCTGCGGGCGTTCTGCAAAAACACCTGCTCGAGCGGGGTGCCCGGCAGGTAGGTCAGGGCCTCGGCCACGGGCACTTCGATTGTGCCGTTGCTGGTCGCCGCTTCCTGCAGCTGCTCGACAGTGGACGGCAGGATCTGTGCCAGCTCCTCGGCGGTGGCGGATTGCAGCAGCACTTGCGCGTCGATGTACACCGACTGGGGCGTGCCGTCGGCACCCTCGCCCATGGCGGTGACCAGTTGCTCGAATGTTTCGGGGTTGCGGTCGCGCAGCTTGGACTGCGACGCGGTTTGCAGTGCTTCGGTCAGGCGCTGGCCTTCGGTCTGGGCGCGATCGATGGCGCTCTCGCGTTCCACCAGCTTGCGCTGCAGGGTGGCCCCGGCCTCACTCACGGCCTGGAAGCCACCGCCCATGGACAGGCCCGCCAGCAGGCCTTGCGCTGCGGCCTTGCCCACGCCCTCGCCCAGGGGGCGATCGGTGGCCCAGTTCTGCCACAGCTGTTCCTGCATGGACTGGGGCAGTTCTTCAAACACCCCCTCAGAAATACCGGCCCCGGCGATGCGGCTGGCGAAGCCACGCTGCAGCGTCTTGGCCATCGCGCTGTCAACGCCGCGCGCGACCAGGGCAGTGTCAACGTCAGCCAGGCCCAAGCGCTGGGCGGCACGTCCACCAACAGCACCAAACAGCGCGGTGCCTGCGCCCGACATGGTCGAAGCAAACACCTGCTTTGCGGACAGCAAACCGTCGTCGGTCTCGCCGCGGATCTGTTCGGCGGATGCGCCCGCGCCCATCAGGCCCTCGCCGAACGCAGCGGCCAGCCAGGGGGCGAGCTTTGGTGCGGCGGCCAGTAGGCCACGGCCCAGCGCTGCGCCGCCCAGCATCTGCGGAGCGGACTCGCCCACGGTGGTGGCAATCGTGCTGGGGTTGGACAGCATCGCACCCAGCGTGTTGATGAAACCATCGGCCTCGCGCACGGCCTCGTTGGACTGCTGCTGGGCGGGCGAGAACAGTGTGTCGAGCAGCTTTTGCGTTTCAGCAAAACGCACGCCCGTGGCCTCGACGCCTTTACCGGCATAGCCGCCGGTCAAGATGTCGGCCAGGCCAACGAAGGCTTGAGGCAGGCCGACAGCGCCCTTCAGCGCCACGACGCCGACGTCACCCAAGGTGCCCAGGGCCGTGCGGTCCGCGCGTGCGCCCATGGTGGACTCGATCTTTTTGAGGGGTTGCACGTCGTCGTGCGCCTGGCTTGCCAGGTCTTGACGGTTGCGCATCTCGCGCAGCAGCACGGGCGATGTCTTCACCTGCTGGTCGATGTCCTCGACCATGGCCTGCATGCGCACGTCCATGAGGTTGCGCGCGACCACGTCTTGCGGCAGGCCCATACGTTTGGACAGTTGGCTGGCTTGCGCCGCCTGGTCGGGGTTACCGGGCACGGCCCGCTCAAGCACCGTGCGGATGGGTGGGCCTGAGTCCGGCAGAGCCGACAGCGGGTCAAATTGCGTTGCAGGCGTTGCGCTGGTCGGATCAAAAGCCATCAGAGGTTTTCCCATTTATCGTTGCCAAGGTACCTGGCACGGTTACCGTTTTTGTCGACGTAAGTTTTACCGGTCTCAAACTGGGCGACCGGTGGCTTGCTGGCGTTGGGACCAGGTACGAATTTGGCGTTGGCGCGATCTGCGTCAGACAGCTGCCACTTCTTGACGTCGGAGAACTGATACCACGCGTTGTCGCGGCGCATCATCAGGTCGTCGATGATGGCCTTCTGCTCTTTGTCGGTTGGGTTGCGCGAGTTCTTTTCCTTGAACTCAAACAGGCGGTTATAGAACACCTGCTCAAACTGGCCCTTTTTGTCGGCCTTCATGTCCTTGGTGTACGAGCCCACGAGCTGCGCGCTCGTCACGACGTTCTTGTCTTTGGTGATCGAGCGCTGCAAGGTGGCGATCTGCTCGAGGTCGCTGCCGCTGATCCTCTCGGTCATCGTGACCAGTTTCAGCGTGGCGAACTGGTCAGGGTTTTCGCGCGCCATGTCGTAGATGCGGGCCAACTCGTCGGGGTTGGTCTTGACCGGCTTGCCCGCAGCCAGGCGCTCGGAGCGAGTGCGCTGGGCTTCTTGCAACTGCACGCGCTCGCGGCCCGACATGGCGCTTAAGATCGCCTCGGGCGTCTTTTGCCCGGTTGCAAAGTTTTGCCAGGCCTTGTCAGCGGCGGCGTTCTCCCGCTCCTGCTCGGCCTGCTTGACCAGGGCGTAGTTGTTGCGCACCTGGTTGAGCGTCTTTTCGCGGCGCTGCGGGTCGGTGATCTTGGCGGCCTCGGCCAGCTGCTCGCTCAGAGGTTTGCCCGCCATGGCGGCGGCCGTCTGCGTGGCGAACTGGTTGTCGGCCTCACCTTTGAGCACTTGCTCAACGCGGGCCTGGTTCTGGAACCCGACCTCGGCCTTGTTGGCGTCGTAGTAGGCCTGCGCGGCCTGGGCGTTGTTTTCGGCCAGCTTGCTGATCTGCGCCAAGTGCATCGCCGACAGGTTTTTGCCCGCCTCGGCCTGCACTTGCTCGGTGGTCCAGCCCTTGCGCGCGCCGAGCACGGCGGCCTTGTCGCGGATCTGCACGGCGGTGCTCGCCACATCGCCCGAGGTCACCCCGAACTGGATCGTGGTCGCCACGTCGGCGCTGTAGGTCTCATCGGCGTGGCGCTCTTTCTCGGCCATGGTGAACGTCTGCACGTTGCCCAGGGCGGCGGTCTGCTTGGCGCGCAGGCTTTGCGAGGCGAGCGACTTTGCGCGGGGGTCAAGCTCCTTGCCCGCGTTCTCGGCGGCGCTCTTCCACCAGGCCTCGGCGGCGGGCACGTAGCCGTCGGCGTTGGCCCCGCGGTATTTGTTGCGGTTTTCCGCGTCCCACTTCATCCACTCGCTGGTGATCTGCGACTCAGCGGTGGCAGCCTTGGCCTGCGCGTCGCGCAGGTCGATGCGGTCGGCAACCTCGGCCACTTGGCCCAGGCCTTGCGCGAGCGCGCGTGCTCCCGAGCTGACGTCGGGCGTTTGCTGCATGACAGGCTGCAGCGCCTGGGTGCGGAGTTGGCGGTCGCCGTAGACAGGAACCTGTGGCATTTAGGTGGTCTTTCGGGTGTAGGTGTTCCACTTGTCGGACACCATGCCCGCGCCACTGAGCAACGAGCCCCCGGCCTGCATCATGGCGTTGGTGGCATCGGCTCGGCCTTGCGACAGCATGGCCTGGCCACGGGCGCGCGAGTTCCAGGCCTCGCGGCCAGCGTTGGTGCGGGCGGTGGCGACGTCGGACTGGGTGAAGAAGTCGGTCTGGTCTTGCAGGTCGGCGGCGGTGCCATAGCCCAGATCCAGGCCCTTGCTGGTCAAGCTCACGCGCTGGGCCGACTTGAGCGCTGCACCTTTGCGCTGGATTGCGGCGGCGTCTTCCTCGCCCCGGCGCTGTGCGTCCTGGGCGGCGTACTCGGCCATCTGCGCGTTGTTGGCGGCGGTCTGCTTGGCGACCTGGCCCTGCTGGTAGGCGCTGCTGGCCGACAGCACGGTGCCACCGACGGTGGCCCCCAAAGCGATCGCTTGCGCGGCGGTCAGTGCCGAGGTCATGCCGAGGGCCGTAGCGCCCGCAGCGGTGCCGGTGCCAATACCGGCCGCGGCAGAAGCCAGGGCGGCGAGTGTTACGGGTTCACACATGGTCAGGCTCGCATTTCAAAACGGTGGAAGGGTTCGCCGAGCGCGCCGAACGGTGCGGCTTCGTGCAAGGTGAACCCCAGACGGCGCAACCAGCGCACGCTGGTGGTGTTGTGCGCGTGCACGAAGTTCACCAGGTGGGGGAACGCCTTTAGCATTCGGGCAATGTACTCGGGGGTGCTGCGGACAAGGACACGCTGGTGCCGATCGAGCACGGGCGTGCCGAGCATCCAGGGCGAGCCGATGCCGGTGAGGATGTTGATCGGGGCGCAGCCCAGGATCGCGGCCAGCTCACCATCAATGAACGCGCTCCAGCACAGCACCGAGCGGTTGACGCTCGCCTCGATGCCTGCGGCGATGTCGCCCCGGTCGTAGGCCCGGCACTCGGCCAGGTCGGAGGGGCGAAGGTGGGCGAAGAGCTCGGCGGCGTCGCCGGGCTTGGTGGGTCGGATCAGGACCTCACCCACCGCTCTGCATTTCCAGGGTCATCGACAGCACCGTGAGGGGCAGTGGCAGGTCCTGCCGCACGCACAGCGCGCCGTCCTGGTTCCAGCTCGGGTCGATCGTGAGCGCGAGCTCACCGTCACGCAGCGCGGGCGGGGAGCCGTAGGGGTCGGACACGGCGCGCGCGGGGTACTCGCGCAGGCGCGTGAAGTCAGGCCCGGCCTTGACGATCGAGGACTGGCTCACGCGCAGGTGCACCTTGTTGATGTTCTTGACGGTGCCTTGGCCCGCGGCCTGGGCACCTTCCATGGTGAGTGGGAGCGTGCGCAGGTCGGCGGTGATCGGCAGGCCGACGTGCACCACGCTGGCGGCGGTGGTGAGCGTGATCTGGCCGCTGGTGACGACCTTGGGCGGCTCGACCGCACCGTCGGCCAGGATGTTGACGGTCTTGCCCTCGAGGTGGCCCAGGCCACTCAGGGTGGTGACCGGCGTGCCGCGGTAGGTCAGGCCTGAGTCAACGAAGAACGCGTCTTCCTGCGCAGTGAAGATGCGCGAATGCAGGCGCTCGACGTAGCGCAGCGCGGTGCCGCCGACGGTGCGGCGCACCACGACATAGAGCACGTCCTCGTTGCCCTCGGAGACGACGCACACCGACTCGAACGTGCCGTCGGTGTCGTGGGCGTGCCAGCCATAGACCTGCTGGTCGGGCACGTAGGTCATGCCCAGCAGCGTGCCGTCGTCGCGCACGGCCCAGAGGGTCGCATCGGGCGCGCGGGTGAACGCCATCTGCGTGAGCGCATAGCCGTTGAACCTGTGCGGGGCCATGATCGACACGTCGGTGGTGCGGTAGGCGTTGGCCTCCCAGGAGTAGGCGAGCTCCCGCACGCGCGAGCCCTGCGCCTGCACGTAGAGGATCGAGCCCGAGGTGACGACGGGCTGCACGTTGCTGGCCCCGGAGTAGCCCTGGGGCTTGATCGTCACGCTGGTGGGCGTGATGGCGGGCGCGCCCTCGGCGTAGATGCGGAACTCCCCGCCCGCGGTGAGCGCGATCAGGTCGGACAGTGCCACCAGGTGGCGGATCTGGTTGAACTGGCTGGCCGCGATGCGCAGCTCCATGCCGTCGGCCTCGCGGCTCGGGATCGAGCTGGTGAGGTTGGACTCGGTGCCGGTGCGCGTGGCCCACAGCACCTGGGGCTTGGCGTTGGTGCCTGCGAACCAGCGGCGCTGCTCGTGGTAGGTGGTGGCGGCCGGGTAGTCGTTGGCCCCTGCGTTCAACGCAATGATGTTCTCAGGCGGGGACTGGCTGGTGTCGGCCAGCACGTTGTCGTCGACCAGGGACAGGGTCGGCGTGCTTGCGGTGCCGGTGTTGACCGTGATCGGGAACACCGTTTTCTTGGCGTAGTTGAACGTGGTCGAGTTCTCGACCGTGACCTGGAACAGGCCGTCGTAGAACGTCGTGCCCGCGATCAGCACGCGGTCGCCGGTCGTGTAGCCGTGGGCGGAGCTCGTGACCACGCGCACGCGCTTGAACTTGAACAGGCCATCGCTGTCGTAGGCCACCGCGCTGCTGATCGTCTTGGGCGAGGCCCCCGAGGGCGTGACCTGGCCGATGTAGCCGTAGATGCCCCCGCGCAGCTTGTAGACGTTGTAGCGCGCGGCCCCGTCAACACCGTCCCAGGTCAGGGTGTTGAAGTTGCCCGCCAGCGTCAGGTTGTTCAACGCGCTCACGCTGGCGCTGACCAGCGACTCGGTGACGCCGTCGGGCTGCACCGCGGTGACCACGTACTTGGTCTGGGTCAGGTTGGTGCTCACGGCCACGGTGGGCGTGGCCACGACGTTGGTGGGCACGCCACTGGGCGGGGCGAACGTGATCGCGGTCAGGGTCCAGTCGGTGGCTCCCCGGCGGGCGAGCTCGCGCGCGGCGTAGCCGGGATGCGTGATGGTGATGATGTCGGCCGACTGCGCGTGGTGGAGGTCGAACAGGTCGGCGCTTTGGTAGGGGGTGGCGATGCTGTAGGGCAGGCCGGTGCCTGGGTCCAGGAGTGTCGCGCCCTCGATGTGAAAGCGGATGTACTCGTGCCCGAACTCCAACACGACGGTTTGGGTGGCGCTGAAGGCAAACGGGATCAGGCGCACGGCGCGCGTGGAATCCCCCGCAGCCCGGATGAACTCAAAGCCTGGACGGCGTGCGGCGGGTCCGTGCGGCAGCGTGATGAAGTTGCGGGCGAGCGAGAGCCCGGTCTGGTACTTGGTCAGGTCCAGGCGTCCGGCGAGCTCGGGCGTGATCTCGCCCCCGGCGAACGAGCGGAGCAGGAACTTGGCACTCATGCGCGCACCGCCAGCAGGGTGGGCTGTGGCGCGTTGTCGGCGCTCGAGGCATTGGCCGAGCTGGTGGCCGACAGGTCTGCCAGGGCCTGGGCACGCTCGCGCATGGCATCGCCCACGCGCACGCCCTCGTTGCCCTTGACGATCGGTCCGGCCACGTAGGCGGCCAGCAGGTACGACAGCGCGCTCACAAAGCTGGCCGGGAACTTGGTGGTGTCGGTCACGTCGCGGGTGTAGACCAGCACCGCGTCGGGCTCGTTGCTGTAGAGCACCTCGCCCTCGACATCGAACGGCGCGCTGTCGCGGTCATCGGTGTGCGGGTAGGCGATGCGGTCCTGGGTGAACACCGTCACGGCGACACTCGGGCGCAGGATGCGCAGCGCGCGCTGGCAGTCGGCGGGTTTGGTGTAGGCGTAGGCCCAGGCGTTGCTGGTGTTGGTGACCTGCGCGAGCAGCTGGCGCTTGAGCGCAAAGGCCCAGTTGCCGGGCTCGAGCATCTCGGTGCGCGCCTGGTCGTAGAACGTCGCGCAGTGGCCCGCCTCGACGCTGCCATCCGGCGGGCTGATGCTCGAGACGCGCGCCTCCGAGCCGATGTGGCTCAGGGCCATGTTGCAAATTTGTACGACTGAGGCCATGGGGGTTCTCCAATGCCAGCGAGTGTAGGGGGCACGTTCAAGGCCACGGACACGCAACAAAAAAGGGCACCCGTTGCGCGGGTGCCCTTTTGATGCAGTCAGCGACCGCCGATCAGGCCAGGTCGGCCTTCTCGCTGTGGGCCTGGATGAAGGTTTTGTCCTCACCCTTGCTCAGTTGCGACAGCGCTTTAGGCTGCGGGCGCGAGGGCTTGGCAGCACTCACGACCTTGGCCGCTTCAACGCTCTCGGCTTTCACAAACCAGGAGCCTTTGAAGTCGTCAGCCACTTCCAGCTGGTCACCCACGCGAACGCGGGCACCGTTATGGAAGGCTGGCTTGATGGCGGTTACCTTCATGCCGGGCTCCTATTACAGCTGGAACGGCGCGTCAAACGACTTCCAGGTCGCCGGGGCGTTGGTCAGGAAGGCGTTGATCTTGCCTGCCGTCAACGCGGCGGTGCCGACGTTCTGCAGGATGCCCAAGTAGCGCTCGTACTGGCCCTTGGGCAGTGCGACCACAAAGGCTGTGTAACCTGCCACCAGGGTGGCTTTGGCGATTGCAGCCGACTTGGCATGCACGGTGGCGCTGCCGTCGACCGCGATGGCGGCCTGGGCGTCGGAGGCGAGCTGGAACTCCACGGTGGCGCTGCCACCCGAAGTCACGGCGGTGTCGACCGTCACGACCAGGTACATGCCTTCAACGTCGTTGACGCCGTCGGTGCCCAAGTCGATCACGTCGCCCACCAGGGCCAAGCCGGTGGCGGCGGTGCTGAGTGCCGTGGCATCAGCGAATTCATTGCGTTCGTCGAGAATCATTTTGATGTCCTTCCAAAGGGATTGAGGGTTAGCCGGGGAAGGGTCGGGGATGAGCCCCGACCCTCGCCTCGTCTTAGACCACGCGGGTTTCGGTGTTGACCAGGGCGTCGGTGCGACGCACGGGGATGTCGTCGAACGTCATCACGCGCTTGCCTTCGACGGTCTCCCACGACAGGTTGTTGGAGGTGCGCTCCAAGATGCCCAGGCGCAGGTTCTCGCGGATGTTGCGTGGCACGTAGAACGCGGCACGGCCCTTGCCCAAGGCAGGGATGCGCTCGGTGGCCTTGATCATGGCGGTGATCAGCGCCTTCTGTGCGGTGATCGCACCGGCATCGCCCGCGTTCAACACGCTGAAGTCGATGTTGGCGATGCGCACAAAGTAGCGCCAGTCACGGATGGTCAAGCCGCAGTCCCAGCGGTAGTGGGTGCGGTAGCCTTCCATACGGCCGCCCGCGCCATCGACGTTCTCGATGGTGACCTGGCCCTTGTCGGTCATCTGCAGACCGCCGATGGAGCCCTTGGGGTAGATGCCGTGGCCGGTGTTGGGACCCCACACGCACAACCAGATCGACATGTTGTCGGAGCCGGTGCCGCCGAAGTCGATGATGTTGTCGGAGTTCTGCGCAGACAACGAGTTGAAGCGTGGAGCGAGGCCGGTGAAGGCTTCAGGCTCGGAGCCTTCGTTGCCGTAGAACAGCGTGGAGGCCATCTCCTGGCTCATGCCTTCGATGTGGGCGGCGTCCTCGGACAAGCGGAACGCAGCGCTGTTGCCGTTCAAATCGGCCAGGGCCTTGTCGACTTCAGCGTAGGCCTCGAGCATACCGGCCGAGTCGGTCACCTGGGCGGTGGTCGACTTGGTGGGCTGCACGCCGCCGTAGAGCTTGCGCCAGGTCGGAGTGGGCAGGCCGGTGCGGATGGTGGTGCGGTGGCCGGTGGGCAGGTTGCCTTCGACGAACGACATGTCCTGCAACACGTCGTTGGACGCGTTCAGGATCTCGACGATCGAGGCGATCTTGCCATCGGGGTCCAGACGCTTGGAGACGTCCAGGAGAGTGGGGTTGTTTGCGGCGAGGGTAGCCATGGTGTGCCTTTCAGTTCATGTTGGGAAACAGTTTTTTGGCCATGTCGGTCTCGGCACCTTTGGGGCTGCCGGTCACGAAACGGTCTTCGCTGATCGCTTTGCCGACCTTGAACGCCAGCTTCACGACTTCGGGGTGGTTGCCCAGCCCGGTGCTGTTCAACAGCGCCTTCAACTCAGGGGAGCCGAAGGTGTCGATGGCTTTGCGTGCGATGCCCAGGTTCTGATCGAGCTTGTCGCCACCGATCTCTTTGTCGGTCTTGACCTGCTCGGTCCAAGTTTCGACGAGCTGGGCGTGCGCTTCTGCCTGACGGGTGGCCATCTTGGCCCCGATGTCAGCCAGCTTTTGCGCCGCGGCCTGGTCGAGCTTGAGCTCCTTGGCAATCGCGGTGAACTCCTCGGCAGCTGCCGAGTCGAGCTGAACGCCGTCGGGCATCTTGAGCTCGTACGACTCGGGCACCACGGGTTCCGTGGGTTTCGGGTCGGTCGTGCTTGCAGTGGTCGACGTTGCCGTCGTGTCCACCATGCCTGCGGTGCTCGCAGCCGTGCTATCAGTCGTTGTCGGTTCCCCAGCGTCGGTGGAAGGTGTGCTGGTTGCCGCAGTCGTATCAGTCATCTTTGGTCTTTCCGTACTCTTTGAGCACTTTCATGAACCCGTCGGGCGCGGCTTCGAGGAACTCAGCCGTGAGAAACAGGCCGATGTGTCGCTTGCCTTCGTTGAATGCCATGACGCTGCCGCTATGGTTGAACGAGGACCGATACACGCCCGCCTCTTCCAGCAGTCGCATCGAGATGCGGCGACCTTGGGGGTGACCGAGCAACCACCGAAGATCCTCGAGTTCCTTGCGCCTGAGCTCGCGCGCCCCCAGCTCTTCGCTTTCGGCCTCGCGTTCTTGACGTCGCAGATCTGTTGGGTCGTTGATAGTTGCCACGCGGCGATAGTAGTGCCGCGCGTTTAGCTCACGGATACGAGACGATTTCGGCGGCGCGCGCCTCGACCTCGTAGGGGTTGTTGCGGTAGCCGTAGCGCAGTAGCCACCAGCCGTAGCGCAGCGCAAAACGCACGCGCCCGTCGCGCTCGATCTGCTGCAGGTGGCACAGCTCGTGACGGATCAGGCGGGTGTCGTGTTCGTAGCCTGGCAGCACGTAGACCGCGCGCCAGAACGAGGCCCAGCCCTCAAACCCGCAGCGGCGCATGTACCAGGCGATCAGGCCGGTGGCGGTGCGTACGGGCATGGGGTTCCTTTACATCGGTGCGGGGCTGGCATTGCTGTAGCCCTGCAACGAGGTGAGCACGTCCTGCAGGTTGCCGGTGTCGATCTCGCTGGCGGTCTTGGCCGACTCCACCACCTGGGGGGCGGTGGCGGCGGCTTGCTGGGCCTGCATCGCGGCGGCGCGCTGCTGGCGGAGTGCTGCGACCTCGCTGTCGGGCACGATGATCTTCGGGTTGACGCCGTAGGCATCGCCGTAGTCGTCGACGATCTGGTCGAAGTTGAGCTTGTCCAGCACCTCGGGGCGCACGGCAGCCATCTGGCTGACGGTGCCGAGCAGTCGGTCCATGCCTTGGGTGGCGACCGCACGTTGCGCCTGGGCCAGCACCGAGATGAACTCGACACTGAGCTCCATGCCCTCGAGCTCGGGCGGGGCCTCGGGCAGGATGCCTGCACGGGCCGCGTAGTCGAACGTGGTGTCGATCAGCGGGCTCAGGAGCTCGTTGTGCAGGCGCTCGAGCACGGGGCCGAGCATCAGCAGCTTTTCTTCATGGCGTTCGGCCACCTCAGTGGCGGTGATGCCAGAGCGGGTGTCGTTGGCCAGCATCAGGAACAGATCGGCGTAGTAGGCGCTGCGGATGCGCTCGCGCACGTCAACAATGTCTTCACGCAAATGCTGCAGGTTCAGGTTGACGTCGAACGCCGAGCGCACGCCCTGGTTGGGACCCATGCTGTCGACGTAGAACACGCCGCCCGGCAGGCGGGCCTTGGCCGCTTCCTTGTACTTGGTGGGCACTTGCAGGGGCGGGTTGACCTGGTAGTCGATCGCCTGGCCCTTGCGCAGCTGCTGGTGCTGCAGCTGCTTGACATCGCCCAGGCACTCCATGCCGGGGCTGGTGCCGTAGACGTCGTTGCCGGTGACCACCCAGCGCGGGGCCAGCACCGGGAACTTCTGGAACCCTGACTCGGACAGGAACTGGTCGTTGTTGTCCTTGCCGGGCTCGAGGTAGACGGAAGCAAAGCGCATGTTGCGCCCGTCGCGCTTGGTGGTGTCGCGGTCCTTGCGCGGCTCGACCAGGTGCAGCACGTCGACCCAGGCGTCGTAGTTGGCTTTGTGGAAGAGGTCGCGCACGGTCTGGCTGCAGTTGGCCAGGCCAAACTGCTCGACCATTTGCGCGACCGTCATCTGGAACTCGCGGCACAGCGTGTCGACCTCGCCCTCGGCGTTGGTGGCCAGGGCGTACTCACCCACGGTGAGCGGGTAGTGGTGGATGACGTTGTTGAAGTTGGGCAGCACAATCGAGGACGCGGTGCCAAAGAGGCCGAGCTCCTCATAAATCGTGTGCAGGCTGCGGTACGTGTTGGAGCTGGCGAAGATTGCGCGCAGGAGGGTGGCAGTGTCGTGCAGCCAGGTCTTCACCGGGCCGGACTCCATCAGCTCCTTGTCCTTGATCTCAAGCCGAAACCAGGGGCGCGCAGGGCTCGTGACACCCGACATCAGGCCCGCGGCCAGGGTGCGGGCACCGAACACGGCGGTGTTGTCCGGGATGTGGTTGGCGCGCTTGTCGCCGCGGTTGCGATCGGTGACGACAAAGCGCCCGGCGCGGGGCTGCTGGTAGTCGCTGATCTCCCGCCAGTGCGTGATCCAGCTCGAGCGCTCGTTCCACAGCGCGCTCTTGCGCGCCAACAGGCGCTGTCGGCGGTTGATCGGCTGGCCGTCCATCACTGACCGAGCAAACTCGTTCTAGCGGTGGTCATGGCACCGGTGGCCACGCCGCTCGGGCCGGTCAGCAACGAGCCGCCCACCATGCCCGCGCGGTTGCGCTTGGCCTTGTCGGTCATGGCCGCGCTGTCGGGCTGCTTGATCTCTTGTGGAGGTGGGGGTGGTGGCGGAATGTTGGGCGAGCTCATGCACATAGGGATCTCCTGGGAGTTGCGGGCATTGTGCTGCGCGTGCTTTGCAACACGGACACCCCAGGGTCACATGCGTGCGTAAGGGTCGTAGTCCAGGCTGGGCCGGTCGTTCTCGCCCAGCGCGCGGATGTCGCGGATCTTGGGTGTGTCCATCAGCGCCAGGATCACGGCGCTGGCTCGGTCGGGTGAGCGCCCCACCCGCTTGACGATGTCGTCGCGGCTCTCGACCTTGAGGGTCATCCCTGACAGCTCCCAGCGCGGTGCGCATATCTCGGCCAGCAGGTCCTTGTCGGGCGGCAGGGCGATGCCGTTGTCGGCCGCGGGGTCGAGCGCCTCGCGCAGCTGCCACCACAGCTGTGAGCGCAGGTTGAAGAACGACAGGCGGCCCGACTTATCCAGGCTGGTGGCGCGCTCGGACACGTTGACGCCATAGACCGGCTGGTTGGTGTCGACCAGCACGTCGTAGGGGCTCGCCCCCACGCCGATCACGTCGATGTGGATGGGCGCATGGTCGCGGTGCCCGGCGATCACCAGGCCTGCCACGGTGCGCCCGTTGGGGGTCTCGCTGCCGGGGTGCATCTGCAGGCGGTCGAACCACAGCGTGCTGCGCTCGTTGCGGTGGCGGTTGGCGATCACGGTCTGGTCCTTGCCGCCCCGGGCCACGTCCACGCCCATCGACAGCAGCTCACCCTTGGGCGAGCGCTCGCGCCAGCGGGCCTGCGCCGCCTCGACCCAGGCGGTGGGCACCACCTGCCAGGGATCGTCGCTGATACCGGCCTGGAAGTCGCCCAGCAGCATCTGGCTGCGCAGCGGCTCGGGCAGGGCCTGCAGCTGCGCCATGTAGCCGGTGGACACCAGGAACGGGTTGTCGGTGATGCGCGAGGGGATGAACGTGCGCGACTCAGGGCGCACGATGTCCTCGGGGCGGTGCGCCAGGGGGTCGAAGTCATACACCCGGTCATGGCCCCGCAGCACGAACGGCCGTGCGTCGTTGTCGCTGATCCACACGTCCTCGCCCGTCACTGGGTCGACGTAGACGTAGCGCAGCGCGCCCGGCTCGCTCGGATACAGCGGATGCTTCTTGTCCAGCCAGGGGGCGAAGAACGAGATCACCCAGCGGCCCTCGGCCGAGGTCGGTGGGTTGAACGTCAGCAGCGTGCGCGTGCGTTGGCCGGGTCGCGTGGTGCGCACCCAGCCCTTCACAAAGCGCACCTGCTGCTCGAGGAAGTTAGCCGCCTCGTCGATGACCAGCAGGTCCTTGGGTCGGCCCTGGTACTTGGTCTCATCGCCCAAGTTGGGCATGGAGTTGAACTCGATCTGCCGGTCGTCGTCGTCGCGGTACACCGGCGGGTTGCCGTTGATGTTCTGCCTCGAGCCCAGGATCTCGGCCAGGCGGTCGATGATGCCCTTGAGCTGCGGACCCTCGCGCCGAAACACCTGGGTGCGGTGGTGCTGGGTCGTGGCCATGCCGATGGCGAGATCCGTCTTGCCGCCACCGGCAGCGCCCCCGAACCCGATCACGTCGGCCTGGGAGTGGTAGGCCATGGTCTGCGGGCCAGGCAGTGGCCGCCAGCGGTGCTCGGCCAGGTCGGCGGTGATCAGTGCGTTGAGCTCCTCGCGCTCGGCCGGGGTCAGGTAGCGCTCGAGGTCGCGCGCTTGGCTCGGCGTCATAGGTCGAACAGTGACGCGATCCACATGCCCAGCAGCACGCAGGCCGCCAGCACCGGCAGGGTTTCAAGGACCACCAGGATCATGCGAGGTCCCCAAAGTCCTTGCGCTGCTGCGCCAGTGCCAGCAGCTGCGCCACGCGCGCTGCCTTGGCGGTCTCGTCGATCACCATCGGTGCACCCTCGGGGCCGGTCAGCTCGGTGCGGTCGGCATAGACCTTTTTGCGCCTGCCCTTGAGCACCAGGCCCAGCATGGCGTCGCTGTGCTTGCGCACAGTGAGCGGGATGGGCTGGCCGTGCTCGTCCAGCGCCATGCGCCAGCGCTCCTCCTTGTGGCCGTCGATGTCCTCGACCTCGTAGCGCTCGTAGCGATAGGCCAGGCGGCCCTTGTCGATCACAGGCTCCTCAAAGCCCACCACGCCCCGCCTGAAGGCCTCGGCCTCGGCGCGGTCGATCCCCTCCTCCATGGCCTCGCGCTCGGCCTCGGCGAAGGCCTCATCGTCACGGGCACGCCAGGCGGTGGTGCGGTCGATGCCAGCCGCCTCGCAAGCGTGCTTGATCACCGGCACCTGGCGCAGCGCGGCCAGGTAGGCGGGTTTCCAGTCAAAGGGTTTGGTGGTGGTGCTCATGGTTTTATCTTCGCGCTAAATCATCAGGACACGGACACGCGCACCGTGCGCTCGACCGCTTGGCCGCGACGCCTGCCCGTGGCGATGTGGGCCACACAGGACTTCGAGACATCGAACTTGAGCGCCACCTCGGCGTAACTCAGCCCAGCCTCCAGCAGCGCCAGCACCTGATCGACTTCACTGTCCAGGAGTTTGGCTCGCGGGTGCGATTGGCCAATTCGCCTTCCGTTTTCATTGAGTGCGACCAGTTTCTGCATTTTTTGCGCGCTCCTTCCAGGCCAGGGATGAATCCGCATGGAATGTTGACTCAGCATGTATTGACCCCCGTTACTTGCAACAAATGCAATGTCTTCTAGACAGACATTGCATTGCATTGCAGTTTTTGTAACTCCGCAACACTGCAACAAATTGCAAGTTGCACAAAATGTTGCAGTGTTGCACCGCCCAATCCGCAAAATGTTGCACGTTCATACCTCACCCCCGATCTGGTCCAACGCAGCGCGCAACCCCGCCAGGCCACCAACGCGCTGGCCTTCGATAAAGACCTGGGGCATCTGGCGCACGCCTGCGTGGGCGTCGATGAAGCTGGCGCGCTCGGCGTCGCTGTCGAGGTTGACCTCGGAGTAGGTCAGGCCCTTGGACTTGAGCAGCGCCTTAACCGCCACGCAGTTGGGGCAGTTGCTCTTGGTGTAAATCGTGATGTTCATCTGTTCAGTCCTTTCAGCACACGGCGATGCAGCCATCGTCTGCCAGCCAGTAGGGTGAGTCATCGCCCGAGCACAGCGACTCGAGCGCCTTGCGGGCACGAATCTTGCGGGTGTCACGCTTGCCATCGGTGGGCGGGTCCATGCGCTTGACCGCCTCGACCAGCACGGGGCCGACCTCGATGCCCTCGGTCTGGGCGACCGCGAACTCCTGGATCACGCCGTTGACCACCTTCTCGACCACGCCCATCTTGCGGGCAGGCCCGGCCCCGATCACTGGCATGGCCGTCTCGATCACCACGCAGCTGGTGATGGGCTCCAGGTCCTCATCCACACCGATCTGCACCACCTCGAGATCGAACCCCCACTCCAGCTGGTCCTCGCCGTCCTTGCTCTTGGTCAAGCGCAGCGCGCGCCCCGTGGCACCGCGCACCACCTCGAGCTCGGCGTCCGCTGCAGCGCGCAACCCTGACCAGCCCCTGGCCCCCTTGGTGGGGTCCTTGCCCGCGTGGTGCACCAGCACGACCACAGCGCCCGTGGCGCGGTGGATGCCCTTGCAGTGGGCCAGGGCCTTGCCCATGTCCTCGCCTGCGTTCTCGTTGGCTCCAGGTGTTGTCTGGGCAAAGGTGTCGACGATCACCACGTCAGCACCCCCGCTCGCCTTGATGGCCTTGGCCACGTCGAGCGCGTCGTCTTTCAGGATCAGGTTGGGTGCGGCGTGGATGACACCGATGTCGAGCTCGGCCAGATCCACCTGGTGCTGGGTGGCATAAGCCTGCATGCGGTTGCGAAAACCCCCGGCACCCTCGGCGGCGATGTAGACCACCCTGCCCTGCTTGACCTTCTTGCCCCGCCACGGCAGGCCCCGGGCGATGGCCCCGGCCATGTCCAAGGCCATGAAGCTCTTGCCCGCCCCGCTGGCACCGTAGAGCACCACCAGCTCGGCCTGGGGCAGGACGTGCTTGATGATCCAGGTGGGCGCGGGGCGGTTGGTGAACTCTTGCGCGGTGAGCACCTGGAAGCGCATCGGCTTCTCGGGTACATGATCGCTCGACATGTCGTAATTCTCGAATTCCTGCGACACGTCATCGACCAGCGCCTCGAACTCCTCCATCGCAGCTGGACCGTTCAGGGTGAGGCCTGCGCCGTGTTCGTTGGCCAGGTGCACCAGGCTGCGGGCCGTCACGGTGCGGTCGTGCGTCTTGCCAAAGGACGACCAGCGGTGCAGCAGCACCTCGCGCCCTGGGAACTTAGACCCAAGCTCGGACCAGTCGGCCCACAGGTCGAACCCCTCGCCGCGGGTCTCGTGGTGCAGCGCCATGCCCACACTCAACCACTCGTCGTGGCCGATGTCGGCGTCGATCACGCTCAGGCAGCGGTCGATCTGAGCCAGGGTGAGACCCAACGGCTCGCCCGCGCTGACGCCGGTCTCAGGCAGCTCACGCGTGAAGCGCTTGGCGCACAGGGCACGCACCGGGGCGTCGAGCTCGGCAATGGTGTTCTCGTTGCCCAGAATGTCGACGATGTCCAGGCGGTTGCCGGTGACGGTGACAAACCCCTTGGAGCTGAACACCTCGAACCCGTAGGGCTCGCCGCGGGCTTTTGAATTGCCGTACTGGCCTTTGACGAAGGCGCGCACGCCGGTGCCGCTCGGACTGTACTCGGCATAGGTGCTGGTGACGATCGCCTCGAGGTCGGGGTGCACTTGGCCATTGGTGACGCAGTGGTCGAAGTCGAGCGCGCAGATGTTGAACTCGGGCATGGGCACGAAGCCCACGCCATCAAATCCACGGCGAGCGGCAGCGGTGCGCGCCGCGTCAAAGGTGGTCAGTTGCTGAAGGTCTTGTGGTGACCCTTGCTTGCCGTGGCGCTTGGGTCCGCCCGTGTAGTAGGGGATCTTGCGGGGCCGTTCCTCGCCCTCGTGGTACTCAAAACGCCACACCAGCCAGGCGGGCAAATTGCGCATCTCGTCGGGGGCGGTGATGCTGGTCAAATGAGGTTTGATGGTGGCCACTGCATTCATGCCAAGTCTCCGAACTCAAGCGCTGGGCTCCATTGCGCGCCCATGGCGTCAGCGACGCCCTGATAGGTGCGGCTTCGTTCCTTCCAGCGATCCGCGGAAGGACCCAGGTTGTTCTGGCCACTGTTGGTCTGATTGCCGTAGACGATCTTGGCGGGGCCGCTGTCGCCGCAGCAGTTGGGGCAACCATGCGCGCCAAGTTCAACAGGAAACCGTTGGCCGCACTTGCAGCCGTATCGGCCCGGGTGCTCGTTCGTCGGGGCCAGCAGGGGCAGGTTTTTCAGCCAAAGGCACGTCGCCTTGCTGGCATCCTCGCCGAACCACCACGGCTGGATGGTTTGATCAGGCTTGCGGATGCGGGTGGAGATGCACCCGATCGGGTTCTCCAACGCGATGCGTTCTATCGGCACGGACAACAGGGCGCGAATGAAATCCAGCGCCTCTTCGGTCTGCTGCGCCCGGCCTGGCACGCGTTTGTTCCAGTGCAACCCGGAGCTCGCAAGATAGGTGCACGGGGGGTGGGCGATCATCAAGTCCCAGTGTTCGCCGTGCGCTACCTCGAGGGCATCGCCGGTGTAGTGAAACGGGCTGTTGTCTTCAGCGGGCTCGAACAGATCACAGGACCACGCGTCGTGGCCACGGGATCGAAAGGCTTCGCGGACTCTGCCGCTGTATTCGCAGGCCACAAGGACCCGCAGTTGGTGTTGAGACATTTGGCGCTTTCTGAAAGCACCTAGGTGGAGGCTGGGCGAAGCGCCAACCTCCCTGCGTGTACAGGTCCCAGCCCCCACCTAGGGGCACACGATTTTTACTTGGTTGGCAGGCTGAACTTTAGCAGAAAGTAAAACGTCACACCTGACGAGCGTAGGTGCGCAGGAATCGGCCAGTGAAAACGACCTCACCCCGGGCCTTGGCCTGCTCGGTGTATTCACAGGTCCACTCGGCACGATCGCGGCGCAGCAGGACCACGACGTTGCCGCTGGGCAGCATCAAGCGCATGCCCGTGGCCAGCGTCTCAATCATCGGTCAACCCTGCCGAACGCAGGGCCTCGAGGTTGTGCTCGCGGATCAGTTCATCGTCGCGCGCAGCGGCCATCAGGGCGGCCGTGGCGAAGCCCGCCATGTAGCAGGCCCAGCACAGGATCAAGACTTGCCACCAGCTCATAGGGTCAACTCCAGTTGTCGGGCGTCCACGATCGGAAACTCAGAGATCACCGCCTGGCCCTTGAGGCACTTCTGCGCGTATTCACACTGCAGGCAGGCCTCGGACAGGTCGGTGCGGTAGATCTTGGGCAGTCGGCCTTTGCTGGCCTTGTGCATCTCGGCGGTGGAGCGCTCGATGGCTCCGGCGCGTTCGGCGCTGGCCGTGCGGTGCCCGCCCGCGTACTGGTAGAGCATGCCGCGGGTGGTGCCCACGCGCTCGGCCAGGAGCTCTTGTTCGTCAACGGTGGCGGCGGCCATCCAGGCCTTCATGGAGGTAATGGTTTTCATCCGCAGATTTTAGCAGGGTGTAAAGGTATTGCAGCAAGCTGCGTCTGTTTGCTACCCTGCCGGGCCATGAGATCCGTCTACGACCAACGCCGGGACAACCTGCGCGCCCTGATGACCCAGTGGGGCGGGCCGACCTCAATGGCCAAAAAGCTCGGCCACACCAA